TTAGAGGATTTTAAGAAGGGAGTTGATGAAGTCATCACCTTTTCCAAAACGTCATAAACGTTTTCAAATTTCAAAGAATCCAAAGCTTTTGCCACGTCATACGCAGACAAACCGGCTTCTGCCATTCTCTTCATAAACTCATCTATTGATTTGTTGTCGATGTTTTGTAACGTCTTATATACTTCATCAACTCCCTTCTTAAAATCCTCTAAAGAAGTTATCCCCGCCTTCTCCAATTGAGCGCCTTTAGACACGGCGGCCGCCTTGTATCCTTTAGCCACAAACTCCCTGCCTCCAAACTTAACTATATTCTTTATCATGTCTCTTGACAAATCTTCCGCTTGTTTAGTGGCTCCGGGATCGGGCCTATAACCAACGTCTCTGATGCCGGCGCCATATTTAGCGGCCAAAGAAACAGTGCCTTCTTCAGTAAAATCTTTGGTCAACGTTCCCAACTTTTTGAACATTTTTTCCAAGCCACTTTCAAAAGTGACAAATTTTTGCAAAGCCCTCTGACTTCCAGTGGAGGTTTCAAAAACAGAGGCGCCGGTGCTAGTCAATCTTGCAGCAGGGATGGCAATTTTTCTCAATAATGGATCTTTGCCTCCCATTAATTTATCCAAAGCGTATTTCTCGCCTATGGTTTCCTTAAACACCCTTGTTATTTCATCATAAGAATCACTCAAAATCTTATTCAATTCGTTAACCATTTCTTTGCTTGGAACAGACGCTGGGTGTTTTTGTCTCAACTTAATCACTTCTTGCGCCCGTTCTTTGCCAAATATTCTGCCTATGTTTTCTTTATGTGCTGCTTTGACCCACCCTGCTATCTCCTCAACCCTCAATTCTTGGCCCCTAACCTGACGAAGCTTCTCAGCTTTTTTCTCTTCCTTAAACAATCTGACCAACTCCGCCGTGGACTGCCCTCTAGTGGCCTTTTGCCCAAGAACGCTTCTTAAACCTGCAACATCGGCTATTTCAAACGACCACTGTTTTCCACTTGTTTTTAAATTAGCTCCGGAGGCCAATTTAAAATACTCTTCTATAGGCTGTTTTGAACTTTCTCTGACTATCTTCCACCCAGAACTTAATTCTTTTTCCATTTTATCAATCATGGTTCTTTGTAATTTATACAAAGAATTAGAAAGTTCCGTTATATTGTCCTCCACGGATTTAAAAGCCTTTGCCCCAAACTTGGACAACGGTTTTTCAACTTCCAATTCATACCTCTCCCCAGGTTTCTTAGGACCAAGAGCTTTATCAGGATACTTATAAATGCTGAATCTTTCCCTTAATCCAGACAACTTTTCCAAAGCCCCCGCATACGTTAATTTTGAGGGGGAGTCTTTTAAAGACTTGTCCATCTTTTTTAAAGAACTGGCAGTCGAATCCGCAGCTTTCTTGGTGTTTTCCAAAGATTTCTCGGCCGCGTTAACTTCTTTCTTAAAAGAGTCTATGTCATCTGACATCTGTTTTATTTCTTTGCTGTATTTAGGAGAGCCTTGCTTGCTTATATTCTCTAAATGAACCACAGACTCTCTAATCTCTTGAATCAATTTAGCCATTAATTTGTCAGAATCCCCAACCTTGGACTCAAGTTCGCTCATCGCTTTTCGCAAAGCTTCCAAATCTTTCTCCCCAAACGCCTTTTCTGCCTTTTTGTAAGACTCAAAAACTCCAGGACGAGCTAAAAGAGAGTGACCGGAAATAGGCTCCCTTCCGAACTGAGAATGGCTTTGATACAGCAGTTTGCTTTTGAACACCTTAGGATCCAATATGGAAAGCTTTTTCATTTTAGAATCAAGATCTTTAAATCCTTTTTCCAAACTGTCCCCAACTGCTCTTTCTATGCCTTTGACATCAACGTCAACCTTCACTGAAACGTCAGACAATTCTTTTGTAAACAAATCTAACTTCTTTATAAATAAATCCAAGTCCTTAAACGACTTAGCCTCTCCTTCAATTGGCTTGGGAAGGTTTTTCAAACTAGAATTAAGAACCTCTATTCTCTTGGTAAAATTATCCATCCCCGAAATTTCTACTTCCCCAGACTTGGTTTGAGTTTTGATTTCTTTTTGTAAATCTTTTATGACTTTAGTTAAATCAGTGACGTTTGTTGGCTTTTTTTCCAAACCGGCAACAACCTTTTCCAATTGAGTCCCTTTCAAAGAAGACGCTTCTTTTATTGCTGCATGCAACTCTTTAGCCAACAATTTAATGAAACGCTGAGGATCTTCTGCGACCGTCTGTCTAACGCCAGAAACCCTTTCTGTCATGGCTTTCTTAACGTCAGTTAGAGCTTTTGACAACTCTCTATATATTTCCTTCTGTTCCCTTGTGGCCTCTTTAGCGGAATCTCTCGCTTGTTTAATTTCACCTGGAAGTCTTTTGAATTCAGATATTAGGCTTTTTAAATTAGTAAAAAGGGGACCAAGTTCCTTAACGTCCACTCCCCCACCGCTAGTTCTAATCTTTTTCATGGAGTTGGTCAAAGCAACCATGTTTCTGGCTATGGAAACAACGGTGGACGTGCTTTGGGCCATGTCCCTCGTTACCTTGTCCAAAGATTTTGGCAAAACCCTTTCTATAGATCCAGACACGGCTCTCGACAATTCATTTATTTCCTTGTCACTTAAACCAATCCCAGTGGATTTCTCCATCTTTTTACTCAAATCCTTTATAGATCTCTCTATGGATCTGTTCAAATCAGATAGAGAACTGACTATGGCTTTGTCTGAAAATTTTTGTCCTGGAGCAGGAGCTGATTTAATTATGGATTGAATTGCTTTTTTTGAAAATTCGTCTGCGAGCCCTCTAGACAACCTGTTGATGTCTTCTCTAGAAATCACAGCGTTTATAGAACTTACGGTTTTACCCAGTTCGTTTGCTATGGCTTTGCTAAGCTTTGACGCGTCAAAAAGCTTAGACAGGGCTTCTTGAAGAGCTTTACTAAGTCTTTGGACAGAAATAGGCGACTCGCCGCCGCCGGTAGGTTTGTTTGTGGTAGCTCCGTCTTTAAAGTAAACGTTATGATCAGCCAAAATAAATGTCCTCCAAGATTAATTAAAAAAAACACAGAGATAGATAAAAAACTTTATTTCCTGACCCGTCTAACCCTCTTCCTTACATCAGCTCTATCTTTAATTAACCCCGATTCTTTCGGCTTATCATATTCTATGTCTTGATACAACTCATTGGACTGAGTGACAATCACTTCTTCGCTATCAAAAGCTGACAACTTGCCGCTTCTTGAAGCTTTGCTTCTCTTAGCCGCCGCCTCTCTATTCCTTTCCTCATAATAGCCCTTCATGTAAGCGTCAAGGGCTTCATCGTCTTCAATGATTAAATCTGACGGCTTGTCTTCAGGAAGCATTTCATACACGTTTTGATAGAAATTCGACCAATAAGCCAAATTCAACATGTCATTAGTGTATTCAGATGTAGGAACCCCAAAAAGTTTTTCCGACGTCTTTTGGCTAGTGATGAACCTTATTCTCCATAAGGTGCTTCTAGCTATGTATCTAATGATCTCTGTGTCTATCCCTCTGTAAAAATCAGAAAAATTAGACAAAATTATAGATCTTTTCAACGTGTCTTTTTCATTCAAAAAATCTTTGTACGTGTCCCAAAACAATTTAGAAGAATAAATGCAATCGTCTTCATAAGAATAAGTGGAAGCCCAACACAAAAACAACTGTCTAACTTCTTCGGCTTTGGTTTCAGCAGACAGCGCCAATTTAGAATACTTCTTGTTCTCAATTTTGGCTATGTCTTCAGTCAAATCTCTTATTACCGTCTTAATTCTGTCTATGTTGGCTTTTACCTTTTTGGTTTTAGACAAAAGCAACTGTTGGGCTTCCAGCTGTGATTTTAACTTTCCAAGTTTAAACTTCTCTTCTTCACTTATTAAACTTCTCTCTTCTATCAACTTCTCTATGTCTCTTATAGACAACAACCCTTCGTCTATCGCTTTTTTGTAAGTTTCAGAATATACGTAACCTGACTTCAATTTTACTTCGTTGTCAGGCTGTATGAATACAACGCTAATGTCTCCTTGTTTAAATATTTTTTTCCCAAGAAATATAAAATTCAAATACTCTTCCACTTCATTTATAGTAAGATCCATTTCACTGCCCAATCAAAGTTTATTTTTTAGGTTTTGTCGTCTTTTTTCTAGAACCTTTCTTTTTCTTAGGCTTTTCTTCCTTATCTTCTTTACCCTCTTCTTTAGCCTCAATTTCTTCAACGAACTTTTCCTCTTCTTCCATAGCCTGAGCGGCACGCACAACCTCTTCCGCTTTAGACATAACGTCGTCTTCTATCTCTTTCAGCGCCAACGCTTCAGGAGTTTTTTCGAGGAAATCAGAATCAAGACCTTGCAGATAAATCATAACTTCAAATCTGGATCTCGAAGCCAGCTGAGTGTTTTTCTCCATAAGAAAAGAATCATAAGAATCCCAAACCCTTCTGGATCCATCTTTGTCTTCATTGTCTTTCTCTATCATGGCGGAAGTGAGATACTCAAGACGGGCGTCGTCAGCAATTTGCTCACAAGTGTTGTTCATAGGACCATTAAGTCTCTGATTCCAAGTAAACAACTCTTCCCTAGCCCGAGCAACTTCAACAGCAAGTTCTCTCTTCTCTTCTAAAGAATCCGCATTTTCAAGAGCCAATATTTTCTCGTTCAAAACGTTTGAAAGCTCCGCGGATCTTTCCTCAAACTCTGGACCTATGATGCCTCTTCTTCTGAGTATGTCCATCATCTCAGCGCTTGTCGTTATTCCTTCCACAAGGCTTTTCGTATAGGTCTTACTATAAATCCAATCGGCTCCCCTAATGTCTTCTGCAGTAGGAACGTTTATGTAATAAACTGTTTCTCCATCCGGTCCAATAAAATTCCTTCTTAAATCTTCTTTTGTTTCCTTGTTTTCCATTTTAATTTCCTCCTTTACCATAAATCCGCTTATTTAGAAGAACGCCTGACTTCTATAAGCTCTTCACCAACCGATTTGTATTTTACTTCATAATGATCGATGTCTTTTTTCAACTGTCTTATACAATCGTTTCCAAGCCCCAAAATTTTTGACCTCATGGCTTTGTAAGATTCCTTGGTGGGGCATATCACCTCAACGAAATCCAATATTTTTTGAAACAAATTTGTAACCCTGTTGTCTGTAGTCCTCTTCAATTTTTCCCTAGATTTATCTTCATCCATGACCTTTATTCCTCCTTTTGCCTTCAAACAATTGCAAATAAGTGGGAAGCGTTTAAAGCTCCCCACTTATTCGCTTCAATCAACCTATATGAATTAGGCGTTCCTTCTAACTTTAAAATCTCCAGTGATGTTACCAATGGTAAGATCTCCCTTAACAACGTACAAATCGTTGGTTGATCTAAACCCAAAGGTCTGGGTCATGTTAGTACCCAAATCCAACGTAGCACCTTCATCAGTGATCTTCAAATGCTCCACGATGATTGTTTTAAGAGCGTGCTCCGTCTCACCGGCAGAAGCGTAAGTGCCCTTCACCCCATCAAGAAAATAACTCTGACCAATCAAATCAGTGTTGGTGTGAAGCGTTCTGCTGTCTCCAGTTCCACCTGCTTCTTCATCAGTCTGCGCGTACACCTTAACAACCAACTTATTGTCTTCAGCAGTCATCAAATCAGCCAAATCAATGTCATCCAAAGTGTCGGCGTTGTACGCTGTAAGTTGGTTGGCAACCCTAGACCAGTTTTCAAGGTCGCCCATTGTGGAATCCACAGTTACGGTTATGGGTATAGGCAAGGTAAGCGGTCTATCATAAGGAGACAAGTGACCCAACTCAAGCAAGGCCTCACGGGTCAAATCACAAGTAATTGTGACTCCCGTCAATCTCCAAGCAATGTCCCAAGAAGCGTCAGTAGGACCAACAATGTACGCTTCAACTTGACCCTGTCTAATGGCACCAATGGTGTCCGGCCTGTCAACGTCGTCAAGGGCGGTAAAATACGCATTGGACGTTCCAGTACCGTAACCGTCAGCGCAGTAAACCACCTGGATTATATCTCCAGCAGCAAGAGAAATGCCTTCCACAGAAGTGGGCAAATGAAGTCTGTGCTGCGCTCCAGGTGCAGAATAGGTAAACTGATCAGCGGCTCCGCCGGCACCTGTCTCTACTTTAACATTCACCATCTCATTTCGCGTCAAATCAAACCAAGTGGCGGCAGGCAATCCATCAGAATCTTTTCTAAGAAAACCTCGCTTGCCAGTTGACAGCGTTGGAATGGTGTAAGTAATGGCCAGCGTTAAATCAACGTAACCATTAGCCACATCCGCGCCAGTAAGAGTGTAAGAGTCATAATTGACAAACCTACCGTCATTCAACAGCCACATCTTGTTGTCTGTCTCACCAGCGTAGTTCTCAGTGGCGTTAGCTCCGGTGGTGTAACTAAATTCAACACTATTGATGAACACCTCGTCCATGAACAAGGTCTGATCAATGTTGTTGTCCAGAGTTCCAAGAGAACACTCGTCTTGAACTGGAGCCCAAATAGTTACTCCTGGCAAATTGCCACAAACAATGGCGAAATCAGCCAAAGACGCACCGTGAAGATAAGTGCTGGTAGGGGTTAAATTAGTTCCACTTACCACAACCAAGTTCGCGTTGCTACCACTAGCAGTAGTGTCCATGGTTCTTCGATCTGGTCTTACTTGCGATAGAACGGCAAAACTTTTTACGTCACCAAATTCGTTAGTATTCAATGTCACCGCGACGGCAGGGCAAATCTGTTACTTTTATGACCTAAGATTTCTTTTCTTTAGGCGGGCTATTGCGAAATAGCCTCTGTATGTCTCCATACAGTTCGGACTGTACCATCACCCTTTATTTTTAAAGGGGTTCCACACCCAGTCTCTGAGGGTGAAGTTTATTAACTTCCTCCCTGCTGATTGTCCCTATCTTTTACATTATTACTCCATTTCTGGTAGTAGTAAAAGCTTAACGGGAGTTTCCAGCATATCGTGGAATTTTACACGTTAGTTACCTAACGAGGATGCCTTTAATTGACATCATCTACAACGTCGATTCAATCTGTTACTTTCATGACCTGAATAATTTCAGGCGGGTTGCTGCGAAGCAACCTCTACATGTCTCCATGTAGTTCAGACTATATCATCATCTCTAAATTTATTTAGAGAGCTTTGCGTGTAGTCGTTGAGGATCAAGTTTAAAATGGATACATTCTGGTAACACATTCCTTATCATAGAAAGAAAATCTCTCAAACAATCACTTCCAGTAAGTTTTAAAACGTGTTCGTTTCGTCCATTACATCTATAAGGCATTATATTTATTCTTCCACAAAAAAACTTACTTAAAGCATCTTTTAAAAACTCTTGTTCTTGATAACTAAAACTATTAGTACAGATTTTTCCTCCAATAGAGTTAGTCCATTTTTTATCAGAATAAAAAGATCCATCATCAGCTACCCATATTGCTAAAGATAATAAATTTAACTCATCTATTACCTCTTCAATAATCCCTTTTTTTCCACTACAATAATATTTATAAAAAAAATCAGTAATGTCTGGGTGGCATATTGTGTAACAAACATATGTGCTAGTACTATGAAATTTACTACCATTTATAACATGTTCTTCATCTTCAGAGGTCTTGTAAATTTTTCTACTAAAAGGATCTAACAACTTCTTCTTCCATTTTAAATATGGAAGTTGTCTCACACAATGCTTTATATGTAGTTTAGCATTTTTTCCCCTTCTAGGTAATTGAAGACCTCCATCACCCAATATAGAACCTAACACAACAGATCTTTGAATATCTGAGAACGGAGTTTCCCTTAACTCATGAAATACAGTTCTATTACTTTCAGGTCTAGGCAGCTTATATTTATTAAACCAAGCCCTTACTGTACCATATGGTTTAGATAACTCAGCAGCAACCTTTCCCATAGAACCAAATTCATTCATAAGCGACTCTAACCTTTCCTTACTTGGAATTTCATTCTTATCCATTTTAACCTCTTTCCTGCCGATTGTCCATATCTTATACATCTTTACTTCCTATTGTAGGTTAAGTAGTATAAGCTTAGCTGGATGTTCCGGCATACAGCAAAGTTTTTATTCTACTAGTCGCCTAGTAGAGGATACAATTTGACCTCATATCCTGGTGACCTAGCTCAAATCATCCTGTTACTTTAATAACCTCAGCTTAACCTGTTAGGCGGGGAAGCTCTTCGGCGTTCCCTCTCACTGTTTCCAGTGAGTTCAGACTATATCATCATCCCGATTTAGGGAGCCTGGCGTATAGTCGTTGAGGAACCCATTAAAGGTTTCCTGCTGATTGCCCTTATTTTCCACATTATCACTCCATTTCTGGTAGTAGTAGAAACTTAACAGGGTTTTCCAGCATATAGCCAGGTTTTTACCAATTTGTTGCCAAAAAGGTGACACATTTAAACTATGTCTTCGCTAGTAAATGTAGTAGTGGACCCTAGTGTCTGGACTCTATAAAGAACCTCACCATTAACCCACACACTCTGGCTGGCATAAATTATTCTATTTCTTGCCATTTTTTATTCCTCCTAAGTTATTTATTCCCAATCATTAAAACAACTTAACTCATTGAAAAACATCATAACATAGGTTGGTATTGTTTGTTTCAACTCCTCTTGCGGCTGCCAAATTGAGGCGATTTGACAACTACAAGTCCTTTTCCTTTTATCCTCCTATTATAAAGAGGTTAGTTTATTGTTTGTCTTGTCAAATTTCGCGTTTCCACAGTCCCAAATTCTTGACCAACCCTGGGACTTTTTAATTCCCCACTCATCCAAACAAACCGAACCGTCTTCTTTTTTTCTAAAATTAAGCCAGCGAACCCTTTTTTGGTTCTTGACGTACCAACAATTCGGTCCGGTAAAACCAACTAACAAAAAATTCAACTTGTCGTGTTCGTCTCCTGACGACCATCGTCTGTCAACGTAACTTCGCACGCGCCTCCATTTGTAATTGTTTTCAAAATGTTTCAACAACTTGTAAGCTCCTCCAACAACCATGAAATTTGTTTTTGAACAAAACCTGTGGAGCTTCCAATCAAGCTTTCTATCAAAATCCGTCTCATTTTCCATGGTCTGTTTTGAAAAAGTCATTGCGCTGACCAACTCATTTTCATGGAACAAACCGATTTTTACGGCGGCGTTGATTCCATATCCTTGCAAATGATTGTCGTTGCAAAACTTTTCAGCAACTCCGTCAGTTATTTCCTCTACATGACACTTTTCTGCGAGCACTTTCTCGCCTTTTTCCACGTTCAACAATTTCCTCAATCTTGATTTGACCACTTTTTTGTTGAAAACCCATTCGTCTTCAAACACGGTTATCAATCTGTACCCAACTGAATTACACAAATTCAATTTGTCCAGGTGATATGTTTTGTTTTTGCCCGCCCGATCCGAATGCCAATACAACCCACAATATTCTATTGCAAGATTTGACTCTGGAATCACAACGTCAAGCTCGTATGGTTTTATCAAATTCCTGTCACGCTCTATAATCTCACGTCCACAATCCAGTTTTAAAAATTCTATGATCTCTCTCTCCTGACAAGAAGAACCCCACTCAGTGCATTCAACGCAACGAGAATTGTTGTTGCTCCAATTGTTCCAAGTAACAAAACAGTCGTGTCCGTTTGGACAAACCGCATGCAGTTTTTGATTGTGATTGGAGTATTCTGAAGACATTAATGAATAACCTTCTTTGGACAATTCCTTTCCAATGAATTCAATGTCTTTCTTCATGTTTGGGGAGCACTCTGGACATCTGTGCCCTGCGTTCCAATTTCTCCAACTAACGCTGTGTTCGTGTCCATTAGGACAAACGTAATTCAATTTTTTGGAACTGTTGACATACCGTCTGTCCAACAACTCATAACCCTCTTTCGCGAAAGAATTTTTAACTGAATCCAAATCAATGACTGGCTTTCCGGCACAATATGGGCATCCGTGCCCTCTTTTAAAATGATCCCATCGTATGGAGTGTTTATGCCCATTTGGACAAAGGTAAACCAACTTCTTCCTGTTTTTGTAATTTTTTGACAATAATTTATAGCCGCGCTTTGAAAACTCTCTCTCAATAAAAACAATGTCGAGCCTGTTCTTTCCAGATTCGCACAAACATCTTCTTCCAGCCATCCATTTGTCAAAACTAATTTTGCATTCATGTCCATTTGGACAAATTAAAGTCAACTTAGCTCGAGCGTTACAGTATTCTTTGTCGATTAAAACGTAACCTTCGTCTTCTATGTACTTCCTCACATCTTCTACCGTACGTCTTCTGCCCATATCTTCCTTCCCGGTTTCAAATCAATGAAAACCACAACCTAATAACTTGTGTAACTCACTAAATTAAAAGACACTCTAGCCCTATACGCATTTAAATCGGAAAGCATTATCTCATTTGTTCCCCTCGACATCAACGCTGGCAAGTTCACTGTTCTTGCGCTCACGTTTTCAAACGCCAGCTTGCTAACCCCATTGACAACGGAACGATCAAACAAAGTCTCGTCTTTGTTAGGGTTGTTTCTCCTACCGTAAAAAGTTCCGTCATAATCCAACGGAGTCCCATTTGGAAAGCTGTGCAACAAACAGCTTTTTTCATACAACCCATCATAAATGGTTTCCATTAAATCATTTCTCTCAGCCGTGTCAGAAGCAAATACGTGTATGTTTACTTTTCTAATTATTTTCTTCCCCCCGCCAAGCTGATACCCAATCTTGTCCGTGGCATTCATGTCTATAACAACCACAGGAGGACTTGCGGCCTCCAACACAGACCATTCATCAACCAAGCTAACGTAATGCCAGTAATAATCCACATAGGCAGGAGAACAAGTTCCGTCAGTGACTATCCTTCCATCTATGTAATCTATCATGTATTGATTTTCATTCACTACATTTAAGTTGTTGTCATAAACCGTGACTCTATTGGACTGTTCTCTAACAGGCAAATCCCCAACACAATAATTATTAGTGCCTGATATAGTGTCAAAACACACCCAACCTCTTCCTCTTTCAGTGGGGCTGGGAATCATGTTAGAAAGAGCTTCGTAAACGTAACTACCGCAAGAAGGATCCGACACTCCCTCTAAATAATCCAACGACACCTGTTCCTCCAGTTCTATGAAATCTGCCAGCACAAAATCACGCATGTACATGAACACGCTAAGATCTTCTTTTCTCAAACTTTTCATTTCATAGCTCATTATATGTCACTTCTCCAAATGGAACATGTGTAAAAATTTGTGTTCACTAAGTAGTCGTCTTCAAAATCATCTGGTTCCACAGAAAACCATTTCAACGCGTTGAATTCTATTTTGCAAATCACGTAATATGACCAAGACACAAACGTCGAACAAATGTGTCTCCTGCAATGCCCAGTCAGTCTTGTGAATCTGTTTGTGCCAAACGCTTGATCAAACAATTGAGCAAACAGACGGATGTAACCATAACTCTGGCCTAAACATTTCCTTGCTTTATTAACTATTAACTCTCTCTGGCCGTCAGTTAAATCGGTTCTTCTCAAAATCATGTAAGAGTTACAGTTAGTTAATTTATCCAACAGATCTATTTCCCTTATTTCTCCAGGAAAACCTCCTGCCTCTATGCCAATTCTTTCATCGCAAGCCATCAACGCGTGGCTGAAATAAACCTCGTCTTTTTGAAACAAATTTAAAACCCACTTGATTGCCCTGCCAATCAACCACCTTGAATCGTGAACCAAAATTATGTCCGCCGGTTTAAATTTCCAGTTAATCATGAATTATCCATTACTTATCTTATTTAAACATGAATCAGAAGCCTCATCTATCCATTCATCCAAATTGTCCTCAACAAATTTTTCAGCTTCGCTAAATATGTCCTTGGGAGAAGAGTTGGAAAATTCAAATATTCTGAACTTTTTTCCCAATCTATTTTCCCAAAGACGTATTTCGTCCGTCAACATCAATAAATACGGTTTTCTATCAGTTGTCTCTTGACGATCTACAACGTCTGAAGCAAACATTACGTTGTAATATTTGCTGCTAACCTCAACGTGAGTTCCAACAATTCCTTCTAAAACAGTTTGTATAAATTCAAGATCTCCAGAAAAATCAAAATTTTCCATGTCAGGACAGCTAAACGTCACAACTCTGCCCCGATCTTTTACAAAATCAAAAGATTTCAATCTGTCATAAAACTCAGACATGAAATGTTCCGGAGCCAATTCACTGCTAACCGTAACCACTCCGTTCAGCTGAGAATTGTATTCATCCATAATAATGTCTATGACTCTTGGAACTATTTTGTTCTCCAACAATTTTACCAAAGAATTGCGAATTTCAAACTTAACATCTCTTTTCAGTCTCTCTTTTCTTGGATCTATAATCATCTGTAATCTTTAACAACCTCCCCGCTGCTGGCGGATGGTTTGTCAGCTGTGAAAGCATCCACGATCAACACCGCTTGAACCCCCAACCCCCTCAAAGCTGGAGCCTTGGCCAACTTACATTCCACTCCATCTATTATCATTTTGGAAGAAGCTTTAAACAAATCAAAATGTTTTGGATCCGTTTTCAGTCTAACGTCAGTGGAACCCTCTGACCCAGCAGGAGTGTACAAAGACTCGTTTCCATAAGACCTGTTGGTTGGGTTCCAAATAACCATGCAGTCAACGTTCACTCGGCGATGCGTCTCTATGTAACCCTTGCCGTAACATATCGGGCATCGGCCCTTCAAAAAATACTTGTACCTTGTGGTGGAATAACCAAGAGCTTCCCACTCTGCCTGCTTAGCCAAAGCTTGAACAGGAGTCCATTTGCACTTTCCGGTGGATCTATCCGTCATCTTGTCATAGTAACAATTGTAACATTCGGCTTTTGTTGGCTGCCTGTACACAACCACCTTTCTGCTAAGACTTTTGACAACGTCTTGTATTCTTCTTTTGTGCCTTTCCTTTGTTTTGACACTTATTCTGTCTCTTACCATAACTACCTCTACACATTAGTCGATTAATACTCCCTGAATGTCACTAAACACACTAACCTTTATTGCGTCGTCCAACATTTTTCTAAGTTTTCCCAATAAATCATCTCTAAATCTAAATCCAGGTTCCTGTGAATAATACGAACCCTCATCTCTAACAATTGCACCATCCTCTATAGCATCTTCCCAATTCTCCATCATCAGCAAGTCTATGGCTGTTTGTAGCATGTAATGCTGACTTGTAGCCGTTGCAGAGGTCAACGGCGGTGGTGGAGGGCATGAATCGTACGCCCTCATTATTTCACAATCAGAATGTCTGAATGAATAATACCAAACGTCGAATCCATAAGTGGTTGTTGTTTGATTTGGAGGACAGCCAGAAATCACTGTGTAAGTCAAATCAATGTCTTCGTCAAAAGTCAAATACTTATAACCGTGAACTGAAGGATTGTTGCTTGTGTTGTAAGATTGATTGTTCATGTAAATGCTTACAGGCCATCCTTTGTGATCAAGTTCATAAGTTTTTCCATCCTCATGCACAGAAGAAGAAGCATCCTCCCCAAACTCCCTCCTCAATGAAAGAGGATCTCCTATGTAAATGCGTATTCTGTCCACCACGCTTTGATCAACGGTTGTGCCATAACAAGGCTCTTCCGGAAACAACGGATCGTAAAATAAATCACCCAGTTGTCCAAGAACAGGGGATGACCAGGAACTTCCATAACCAGTGGACGTTGAGTAATATCTTGATCTATACCAATGACTTGAAGTGCCCGTTGGATCCTGTTCTGTGTATTCTGATTGACCAGAAACCAAAATTATCGGGCCTGCCCCAGAAATAGTTGTGAACGCTCCGGTTTCGGATTCACTTCTTTGTATTTGTATTTGATTGTAAATCTGCATCACAACCGAAATGTCATTAACTTGTATTGATAATTGAATCATATCAATCTCTCCCTATTTTGTATTAAGAATCAGTGTATGCCTTTATCCTGGGGGTTCCCACGTCTATAACTTCAAACGTCATTTCCCCGACTACATCCGCATCTACTTCTGGAACATTAGTAGATACAACTATATCCTGTGAATATTCTTCCCACAAATTGTACCCAGCAGAAACAATCAATTTTATATTCATTATGTTGGTCCTCCCATCTTATAAGGAAGGTTACTTAACGTTGTCTCATAATGAGCGTATGTCACTCCACTCACGGTTGTGCCGTCCCAATCACTGTCGTTGTCACTTTTTATTAAAGTCACAATGTAATCTGTTTTATTCAATGGAACGTTTCTTGACAATTGTGACGCCGTGGGAACGGCATTGGTTCTGACAACGTCCTCCACACTTATGTTGCACTGCCTGTTTTGTTTTGTTAAATCATAAATTGACTCTGGATTGACAATCACGTCCTCAGTTCCAGAAATGTACCCACTGCATGTTGTGTATATTATGTATTCCCCGTCTGTAGGTATGGTTTCCACGGTTCTATACACTCCGGGCTCATAACTGGATTCTGACAAAATGCCAGAAATAGGAGGAACAAGAGCAACGTCAACGTTGGCGTCTCGTATCTCATAATATACAGTTTGACCAGTAACCAATGATCCAAGGTCATCATCCACAACTGTAGCCACTATAGGAAATTCTTCTAACTTGTCTACTCTTATCATTTTATTTCCCCTGTAAATTAAAATACGGTTTTCCAAGCATCTCCTATATTCATTTTCATTTCTGACACATCTTTCCAAGCACCACCTACATTTATTTTTACCTCTTCAACATCCTTCCAGACACCTCCCACATTAACCTTCATGTCCATAGAAGGCCCGGCCGCCACATACTCGTCAAACCCAATGTCCCATGAGCCGCTTCTCGTGTCACCGTCTATATCGTCATCGAAAGCATAGGTGCCGTCTGAGGAGAGGTCTGTGCCCTGGTCCTTGGCCGTGCTGTCACCACTGGAAAGATGACAGTCTCCCCCCGCCGCGTTAACAAACGTAACAGACGCACCCTCTGCGGTACACGTGGTTTTTGACCATGTGCCATACCAGTCTCCATCACTGCCATCAACTGCTATACAGTTTTTGGCTACACCTGTTCCTCCGTTTTGATAAAAGCAATATCCGCCAGGACTGTAGGACGTGCAGTTGTAGAAATATCCAGTGCCAGAATGTTGAAAGAAGCCCTGAGACTCGACATTATACGATAAGCAATTTATAAAATAACACGTCTTCCCGGCATCTGTTTCCATACCGAACCCTGAGTAACCGCCGCTGCCAGAGTTGTTAGAGTTAGCCACTATAACACCAGTCATATCACCGTAATCACAATCCCCACCAAACCATGCAGTACGCCGCCAGTGTGTACTGTTGTATGTTAGCGTTAAAATAACATCTTGCAGCGAAAAATAGTCGCAATATATCTGGAATATTGGAATTGAACCACTGCTTGAGAAGTGAACCCCGTTGTTCGGCGTACCGTCATGCCCCTCACCATCAGCAGGCCGAATAATCCTAAAATAACTGCTACTGGTAGTCGCCCCGCCTATGGTTACATAATCATCAAAACTCGCCGCATCGTCATATATCTCAAGTACCTCGCTCTGTTCCGCCGTCACCAAATCGTTGTCCGTGGCCTGCTCCCAGTTCGTCAGTTCGCTGTTCGTGAGGTCGTAGTCACGGGTGTTGTTGCCGCCCGTGCTGACGTTTTCGTTGGTGCCCGTCCTGCGACTAGAAGACATTTTTATTCCTGCCTCCCAACAAATTCTCTCTTAATTTCTTCTCCAGAAACTCCTATGGAATTTCTAAGACACTCTATCGCTGACTTATCCAATTTAACACCAACTGCCTTATCATATATGTCTTTATAATCCAAAACTATTTTATTATCCAACAACGGTTGATAGTCGTCTTCTTCGTCTCTAACCCTCTTCCAATCAATAACCACCCCTTTAGCTTTTGCCATAACGTCAATGTCAGAAAAAGTCACTCTAAATCTATTTTTAGCCAATGAAATTCTACTCTCGCCAATTGGATCTACATTAATGTCTGTCTTTCCGTCATATAAACAATGTCTAAATACAGCCCTACAATCTTGCCATGTTTTAAATAAATCACCAAAATCTATAGGCACAAACAAATATTGTTTACGAGTCTTTCTGCCACCAGAAGACACTCCCCAAGGATGAATCCCAACAATGTCCCCTTCAAACTTTCTATTTGCCTCAATGGCTTCGTTAGCTAAAGTAAATTGTATTACAGCCATTTTAATTCTCCTTTCATAATTAAGTAGTATACTTTATCCATAAAGCTCCCTCTGTAACAGTACCTGCGTCTGGTGGATCGCCTGTACCATAACACACATTCACTAATTCATCAGACATTCCAGGACCATGATTACTTACACTCATACCAGTCCCACTAGATGTAAGATTAGAACTTCCTATATAAACACTATCGCCTGATGTGTGTATATCGTTACAATATATATCTCCAGTTCCAGAAATTGTACCAAAGGTATAAATGTTGTTACAATAAACGTCACCTGTTCCAGAAACTGTGTTAGAACCGAAATTCCAATTAGACTCCAAATACTCTAAAGCGTCTTTAACAGTGTCCCCAGTTACAGAAGAATCATTACCAATTCCAGACGACTTTTCCAAAAAGGACTCGGTTTGTACAATTGTTTCATAGTTCACTTCATCGGACCAACTACTATGACTGTATGCATCCATGCGCACAGTTTCACTTAAGTAAGTAGTTAGATTTACTTGTTTAAAATAACAATCTCTAAAATGATTTGAATCACTGTCAAAACCATAAATACGCATGTCTACGTCTTGATATCCAAGCCAAGGGTCTTTATTATAAAATTTAACGTCATGTAATTCAAAAATTGATCCAAACTCGATGAAAGAGCAGTCAAAATCTATGTTTTTACCATACTCCAATAAGACGGAAGTTCCTGACACAGTACCGGTAAACCTACAGTCTTCCGCATGAAACACCGCAGATCCGGCGTCATTAAGAACAGCAACATCTCCCTCTATACAACATCCTTTAAAAAAAAGCTCATGTTGCGCCCCTGAGTCCCCAGGAACTACGTCAATGGTGTAATTACCAGTAAGTTTAATCCCTTCTCTACAAAAATCATCTACTGTGGAATCGTAATTAATGTAATCTCCACACAAATACAACAAACCCATCCAAGTGACATAAGGAACAAAATACTGCTTTTCGGTTGATATATATCTGTTAATATTGCCGTCTATTATTACATTTCTACCTATGATGGTTATAGATCTATGTGGCACTGATAAATTTTCTGCATAAGTTCCTGGGGTCAATATATTTATTAAAAAATGTTCTTGAAATTCCTCTGCTGAAGCAGCGTAACCTATCTCATCCAATGCTTGTTGAATAGTACCATAAGGAGCGGTCAGAGAACCAGACTGCGTAAGAACTGGAAATGAAGTGCCACCATCAACGTACATTACATAATCAAAATCAATGTCTAACCCGTCTATTTGTTCTTGTAAAGTACCAGAAACAGAGGTTAGTTGATCTGACGAAGCAAACCCAGTGTGACCTGAAGAAACATAACTCAAATTATTTAAAGCGGAATGATCAGTAATGCCACTGGCAGTGGCTACAAGAAAATCCACTTCAGATTCTGTATAATAACGGTCATCATGTGTGTGACCTAAATCAGATTTACCATCAACATTGGATTGCAGGGTTCCAGAAATTGTGTCAACCTGTGACTTAAGATAATATCTAACGTCGCCCCTTGAATCGGTATGATATTGTGGATGATCGTCGTCCAACAACCCATGCAACAACCCGTGATCCTCCACAATAGAACCACTTACAGTGGCCAATAAGGAATCGATCTCTGATTCAACATAGTACCTGTCATCGTGGTAGTGAATCAGAGCTGCCGATTGTTTTGGTTTTCTTAAAATTATCATGCGTTGTTGACCCTTATACGTTTGTGGCGCGCCGTTAAACGACGCACCACCGGATTTTATATAACATAAAAATTTACATCACAAAACCATCTATTATTCTTTGTGAACGTACTTAGTCACTGCCGCGGCCATAGCCTCTTTGAACACTTCATCCCTCAGAATTTCAGCCACAACGTAACTCTGCTCATCAATGTTCCATTGTCTGTCTATGGCGAGATCCCCATGTCTAACCGCCTGTTTTGCAACCATGTTTGAGGTCTCTATGGCGTTCTGCATGCACTGATTGATGAGATTTCTCTTCACCTCAGTGTCTTGCTGAGCGTCCACAAGAATCTTGTCTACATGAGTTCTGTTCCTTTTAATGCTTTCAAGACTTTCCTGCTGATACTCGTCATAAGTTCTCTTGATGTTGGCAAACCAAGCCTCGTCTTTGCCCACCTCAAACGATCTTTCCATTGTCAATTACCCCCTTATAATTTATTTTATTTCACCTCGAACAAATTCAGCGACAATTTTAGCAAGAGCAGTTTTGGCTTGTTCGTCCTTCAAAATTTCTTCAACAATCAGATCCTGCTCTTCAACGTTAAATTTCCTGTCCGACGCTACATCTGTATGTCTAATAGACTGTTTGGCCACCATGTTTGCCGTCTCAACAGCAAGCTGCAAAGCCTGAATGGCAATGGCGTCCTTGGCCTGGTCACTTTCAGCCTTCTGAGCCAACACAGAGTCAATGTGAGTTCTGTCTCTTCTCTTAACTTCCATACCCTCATACTGACCCTCATCATACTCTCTTTTACGATTGGCAAACCAAGCTTCGTCCCTTCCTATTTCAAATTCTTCTTCTTCATGCCTATTTTTCCAAAAACCAAACATGTCCCTTTACCTCCTTAATCAATCGTTTTAAATCTACCGGTTATTTTATCCCAAATGCAAAAATCATTGCTTCCCCGGCAAATCATCTAATACATCAATGTTGTTATCCGCGTGATAAAATTAAGCATAATGTCTAAGCCCCACACTAAACGTTTGTGTTTAATCCCAATCCAATTCTGACACTTGAACTTGACACGGCCCAATGTCAGTGTCAACAAACAATGGGTTTCCATTTTCTCCAACCGACACAACAAAATACCTTGCGGTTTGTTCTTCAAACGTAAAAGTCCAAGCAATTTCCCCCGGCGCTGTATGAGAAAAAGGAGGATTTAAATAAGCGTCCACTTCCGTATAATAAGAATTGTCATTGGACTTGGCTAAAGTAAAGTACGCGTCAAAAAAAGTGTACCCTGTTGGAGTTTCCCCATTGTCAGTCACACAATGCAACGTAAACGAACTCATAGGAACAGCATAACCAAAATCCATGCCAGATCTAGAACTAATCTCTGAAAGAACTGATTCTTGCCCTTCTCCACAACTGTCGGCTTCATATAAAACACCGTCATTCAACGCCGGACACTCATGCTCCAATGGATAGCATATTTCATACGGATTTATAGAATCTCGTTCATGATACATAACAGGATCCAACTCATCTACAGACAACTTTCTAACCAACCAGGTGCTGTTAACCACCGTGGAGCACAAAAAAACGCCAAACAAAACCAACAAAACGACAATTGTTTTCTTCATGACAAAACCTCGATTAAGAATGTTTTTTCCTAAACACGCAAGTTGACACCACCCAATCCACGTCAGTGGAAGGAATGTCCAAAAACACCCAATTGCCAGACGCTATGGTTGAGTCGTCTATGTCGGTTGTCTCAACCTCAGCGTAACTTCCAGAAGCCGTGGTTGAAACGTCTTCAATCGTGGAGCTGAATGACAACGGATCCCCTGACCACTCTTCAAACCCCATAGTGTAAGAAGTTCCTTCTGACAACTGAATCGACACCGCAATCACGTCTACGCCGTTTGGATAAATTCTGTCATTGACGTGAAACATCGGCACTTGAGTGTTGACCTGGTCAGGTTCAAATATAGTCATTTCTTTAGATTCTAATGAACGATCAATCGCTCCTGACACAGTGGTAATTAAATCATCAACTTCAGATTCAGTGTAATACCTATTGTCCAACTGACCGTTGTCTAATTCTGTTTCTGTGTAGTACCTTGCGTCACCTCGGGCATCGGTGTGATATTGTGGATGATCGTCATCTGTTAGTCCAGACAAATTACCATGATCTATGCCACTTCCAGTAACAAGATCATATTCATTGCCTAAATCATCCAATGCAAACACTGAGGACTCTTTTCCACAGCTCCAAGAACCAGACATTGTTGTAGAATAAAACACCTTAGCACTAGATATTTCATCAGACGTACAACAACCAGAAGCAAAAAACGTATGGTCATCATCATAACAAATACAATACGCATTACCATCAGAATACAAGGAATCCATTAAAACACTAGACCAACTTCCACTAGGATCGCTTGTAAACCATGCTTTTGGATATGAGTCATTACCACCACCAGAATCTCCAACAACTATATAACTGGCGCCATCATGAATTATAGAATAACCATGTCCTCCAGAAGCTATTTCTTTGTCCACCCAACCTTCTGATAAAGAGGATGAATACCATACTTTAACTGGACCATACGGGTTGGCGCCTTCTCCAACAATGACGTATTGATTAGAACCATTATATGCTATCGAAGTCCCCCTTATATCATTAATACCGTCGTATTCAATCTGTTTGGTAGACCATGAACCACTAACTGACGTTGAATACCAGATATCACAAGAACTTTTGTATCCTTGCCGATCAAAATTTTGTCCGCCGCATATTACATAGTTGGTTCCGTCATACAAAAGATCGCGACCGGAGCCGAAGTTTCCTCCTCCACTGTCAACACGAGTTGAACCCCACGTGCCAGATAAAGTTGAAGAATAATAACAATAAACAGCTTCAACTCCAGCATAAGTGCCGGCAACTACGTAAAGCCCATTGTCACTGTCATAAATCATTCCATATGGAGTAAAAGAAGCAAGATCGCTGTTATAAATAGTACTACTATTCCAAGTACCGTCTAATGTATCAGAATAAAAAACTTTTGCTTGATAAACAAAAGGATTTCCATCATTAGGGATTACTCTACTACATATGAAATAATTACTGCCATCATGTCCAATAGCAGTAGGGTAACATCTACCAGATGAATAAACATCATTATATTGCCAATTACCATTTAAAGCAGTAGTGTACCACACTCTTACCCATGTATTACTTAGATTAACAGTATAACCACCAACAACAACGTAATAAGGATCATTAAAACAACAAGAATAACCACTAGATGCATTGGATACTTCCAAATGAGCTATCTGCCATTCGTCCAAAACAACAGGAACGCTAGTTCCATATTCTCTCACATACAACTTCCAAAAATCACTGTCAGTTGTAGGAATTGAATTGAGTTTTCTTAAACCAATGTCACCTTGCACCGTCAATATTGAATCATTTGCATTGGAATAACCGCCAGCTATAACATTACCAGACCCTTTTATATCGCCATATTTGTAATCTATGTCATCTCCATCGGTTCTTGGTGTTAAAGCAGTTCCAACTCTATCCCACAAATGAACTGTACCAGAAAGAGTGCTAATGGTGTTGTTTATATATTCCTTGGTGTGGTATCTACCATCAGGATTCCATTTTCTAAACCAACCTGAAAACCATGACGTCAACGTGTCAAATCCAGCTGGAGCGGGGTAAGCAAAACCAGTGGCTCCAAAATTCGCTGTAAACACGTCGTCTGTCCTGTGCGGCGCGGCGCATGGATACATAGTGCCAGTTAAACCAGAAAACGCTTCCCCAGCGCCTGTTTCTGGATCACCGCCTCCTTGCCAAACTCCGTTCTTTGCAAACCAAACCTTACCACTGTCCATGTCCAACGCAATTCCTATGACGTCGTCAGTGGAATAGGTGTCACCATAATCGTATCCAGAGCTGTTAAAATAAATTTTACCGTCAGTTTCAGAATAACCCCAACTGTTTGCATTCCAACCGCATAGTTGAGACATTGCTGCGGAACCATTGGCAATTCCTAAATAAGAAGTGCCGACCAAGTCTTCTTGAGTATAAGTGATTTCCCAATACCATTTGCCACTGGACACCCCATCTGTCGCTCTCACAGAATTGGTAAAAAGGTCGTTGGAAGAACAAGTTAAATTTCCATTTGACAAATCTATTCCAGCGTCTTTGTCGTCTGGGTTCCAAGTGCATGAATGGGTAACGTATCTTTCTTTTTTGAAAATGTCTCCATCGTCCCTGTCAAGATAATAATCTTTGTAAGCGCCTAAGGTTCCAGATGGAGTGCCGGCCCCGTCGTGCCAAACTGGAATTCTGTCTATCGCTTCCTGCAAAGACCCAGAAACAGAAGTCACAACGCTCCAAATGCCTTCATCAGAAGCTTGGTACAACCCTGAATTAAAACCAGCCGGCACGGAATGACTGAACGCCGACTGACCAAAATTGGCCCGCAACTGAGCGCTTCCAAAGTATTCATTTGCCATTGGGTAAATCGTGCCTGTTATCCCGCTAAAAGCTTCATTTGTTCCATTGGCCGGATCTCCAGACGCCTGCCAAACTCCGTCTTTTGCCCACCATATCTTGCCGTTGTCCATGTCAAGGGCAACGCTTATAATGTTTGTTCCAGTAAAAGTGTCTCCAAACGCCGTACTATCGCCATCGTCATATTTATTTCCATTAATCCCAAAATAACTTTTACCATCGGTTTCATAATAAAAATCTACGCCATCAAAACCAGTGCTGTCAGACCCAATTCCTATGTGCCACCCGTAGCCATAAGCCGCAGCAGGATCTAATTCCCAATACCACTTTCCTGAAGACACGCCGACAGAACCTTTTATTGATCCAACCCCATTGCCGTATTTTACAGCATTTAGGCCTCCGGACACAAAAAAATACTCATCCATGTCAGAGTTGTCTGGGTCCCACACGCAGTAATTAACGACCACGTCTGGAGACATTTTGTACACGTCTCCAGTGTCCCTGTCGTAATAATAATCACCAGGCACTGCGTTTCTTCTTGAATTGGTGCCTGACACAGTGCCGGTTGGGGGGCCATAACCGTCATACAACACTGAGTACCTAACGTCAGCGTCGTTTATTTCCTCCCCAGTGGTTATGTTTATTAGACCTTTGATTTCGTTAGCCATTTTAATTACCTGCCTTAATTGTGTTTTTTAATTACCAAGAAGTGGCCACCGCGTGCCTTACCCACGTGTTGGTGTCTACGCACTCATACAAATACCCAGAGCCAAAATACTTCTGACCTTGAACTCCAGAAGAAGTCGGAGTTGGTTCATAGTCAACGTATAAACCACTCATTGAGCCAGATATGGTTAAATTTCCTTCATCGTCTATGGAAGCGACTTCATTGTTGTAATAATCACAGAAAGATATTTTTCTGTGACCGTCATCAAGACCCATTCTCAGAATTGGGTGCTCCGCTTCAGCGGAAAATATGCTTTCCCTTCCTCTTGAACTTATGAACACCCTTCCGGTGGTACCAGATCCTAATTTTGTAAACATCCCAATGCGCTGAACGCTCCCAAAAGTGGGCTCCACCGTGGTCAAAGTGCCACTGCTGGTCACATAAACTCTGCTTCCCAAAGGAGATCCAGAAAACGAAGAAGTGTCCATAAACAATCTTCCAAAGCGCACCACGTATCCGTCGTCGCCGTTTGCTATGTTAGCTCTCACCAAGCCAATGCACGGCATCTTGTCACAATCCGTGTTGTCGCAAGCGGCCACTGATGGAACGGTTCCAACAAGACCGTTGACGTAAACAGGAGTCCCTCTCTCAAGAGTGGATCCAGTGTCGTTGCTGACCAACACAGCGTTGTACTTCGTGAACATTCCGTTTACGTCTTCAACGTTGTTGTCATTTAAATCCAAATCCCCATTCACTGACAGCGCCCCGCCAAAATATGAATCTCCCGCGTTCACGTAAAAAGCCCAAGGATTGGTGATCGACATGTTGGCTCCAGCGGTTGGTGATCCATCAATGTAAACCGTGCAAGCGTCAGTTATTGTAATGGAATTGTCACCAATCATGGTGGGAATCCCGAACGAAGTGGCAGATCCTTTGTCTCTAAGACCGGGAGTGAAGTTGTCAGTTAAATTGGCCGCAGAAACGCGCAGTTGCAAACCTTCTTTTGTAATTGGAGAGTCATCCACGTTGCCCGCTATATTGACGTATTCCGCCGGCCTTGCTCCAGTTGTTATGAAGTACTGAGTGTGATCGTCAGCGTCAAGACCGGTGAGATCTGCGTGTGCCGAAGCTCCTGCAGCTCCGCTGACAGTTGTGTCAACGTAAGTCTTGACAGCCTTTTCTGTTGGTATGGCGGAATCGGAATTGTCTGTAAAAGCTCCGTCAGTGGAAAACTCATCTACGGAGTTGCTGTCTATTGTCAAATTGTTGGTTATGACGACGCTGCCTTCAAAATTCACGTCGTTTTCAACGTCAACGTCTGAATATGACGTGTAAATTTGCTTGTTCCAAGAAGTTCCGGTTATTTTGGAAAAAGTGGGAGTGGTTGCCAAAAACGAAAGGACTTCTCCTGGAGCCGTCACGTCAGACCAATTGTCTCCATAATCCTCTGACACGCTGACTTCACCAGTGGCCGCGCAAGCGATTTGAATTTTTCCGTCGTAAGACAACTTCAAATCGTTCCACTGACGACTTTCGCCTTTCGCTGACCAATTCTCGCCATAATCAGTGGAAACGTATATGTTGCCTCCCCACACCGCCGCAGCTTGAATGGAACCGTCGTCTGACATGCCAACCGGTTTCCAGTTTCTGTCGGAGTCTTTTGCTGACCAAGATTGTCCTCCGTCGCTTGAAACGTACAATTTACCTCCGAAGGCGCCAGCGGTGACGTAATCCCCGGAAGCTGACATCCAAATTCCATACCAAGCCTCAGACGGACCTGTGTGGTTCCAAGTTTGCCCGAAGTCATTGGAAACGTAAATGTGCCCCAAACCATTGAAAACAGCCATTCTTCTACCGCTTGAAGACATTGCCATCCCGTAAGGAACCCCAAGGACTGGACCGTAACCAACGAAAGTCTCTCCATGATCCACGGACACTTGCGTTTGACCGCCCACCACAGTCCCAGCAATGACCCTGCCGTCAGCCGACATCGCCAAAGAGTACCACTGCAACGCCGCAACCGTGAGAGTCGACCAAGTCTTTCCAGAGTCGGTCGATTTGTACAACACGGAATTGCTAACGCAAGCCACTTGAGTGACTCCGTCAGACGTCATGGCCACCCCGTTCCAGAACCTGGAGCTGTCTCTGGCAGTCCAAGAATTTCCAAAATTGGATCTTAGGGTGTAGTCGTCCTGTCTGCAAGTCATCCTGTTCACAATGACTTGTCCCCTGGAACTGCTGGCTATGACGGAATCTCCGACGTGCGCGCTTCCGCCAGAAGTGAACAACTCATCACAATAAATGTCACCGGTTCCAGAAATGGTTCCGGCTCCGTAATCTATGTTGTCATTGGCGTTTTTTGGAGTTAGGGTCGTGCCGGTTCTGTCCCAATAAGAAGAAAGGTCTGAGTGTGAATACCCAGAATCTTTTGGAAGGCCGTTTGAATCAAACGAAACAAAGTTGTCTTCTGTCGCCCCAGCAACCCCGTAATGATCGACGACCCCGTCTATGTGGTGTTTTCTTGGGTGATCGTTCACTCCAGACGACGTCGCGGCTCCGACCATGTCCAGTTTTCTGGTAAACGGATTATAATCAAACGAAGGCATGTTACTCCTCCCTTATTCTATGTATTTTTATACCTCGGACCAAGAAGAATAATGAACAGAGTAATCGATAGTTTGATCTATAACTCCTCCCCCCGACTTCGTACCAGAAACCGTCTGTCTAAAAGTTTTCCCACCGAAAGTTTCATCTATCTGAATCAAATCTTCATCGGAGTTGTAATACAAAACCACCTCAGGATTGAACCCCTTTTTTCCTATGTGAGCAGTGGTGGCGTAAAACCTCGCCAACATTAAGTTTCTGTCATATGTTTCTGGCATTTTATTGAATTACCTCCTGGACCAAGTATAGAACGTTAACTTCTAAAAGTCTGTAAATCAAGAAGTCTTTTTCTTAAAATTTGACAAAGGCTGTCCTTGCCAGGACGCGGACGGGCTTCTTGCAAAGAATATTTCAACAACTTCTCATCGTTTATCTTGGGAACGATTTCTCTCGCTTTTCTAACTGACAGACCAACCACGTCTTCAACTGAAAGTTCTTTCGTTGGAACCGGAGACGGGCTGTTGTCTATTTCAGTCTGAGTCTTGGGCGGCGCCGGTTCCTCTTCTTTTGATTTTTCAACCTTAGGTTTTGGTTCCTCGTCTTTCAGCTCTATCTTCCAATTATTTCTGTTCTGCAACTTAACCGATTTCAACCAGTTGACAAACTGTTTGCCCCTGGCTAAGTCGTGTTTTTCTCCATATTGAACGTACAACTCCTCCAAAGAAATTTTGCCTAAAGGAGCCACGTTTCTTTTCATTGCGTGAGCCCAAGTTTTAGAAACGTTTTGAACGTATCCTTTCATTTTTCAAATCCTCCTTGTCCTATATAAAGTTATATAAATAAGTTCTATGACCGGCGTCCCACACCCGATCATACCCTTGTCCGACCAGCGATTCAAACTCAATTTCATTCAATTCTCTCTCTTCTTTATTCTCATTCAAAAAAAAATTCTTAATTCTTTTTCCGTTCTTAAAATAATGAGGAGCGCATTTGGTAAAACCAACAGGTTTAAAACCCAACAAATCACAATCAGTGGAGAAAAAGTTGTCGTATCTCATGTCACAATAAGATTTAACGCAACCGATCCCATGATTTTTGCAATGCTCTTTCGCCACCTCAAACAACTTTCTAGCCCCTCCAACCACGGTAAAATTTTTCTTTTCGCAAAATCTCTTCAACTCCAATTCATTGTTCAAATTGGAACGCTTTTTCACAGGGTTTGACAAACCCAAGGCGGCCACCAACTCATCGTCGCTAAACAAACCCCAAACAACCACGAAATCAGATCCTCCTCTCACGTGATTTTCATTGAAAAAATCGTTGGCGGTCTTTGAATCAAGAGTTTTGATGAAACAATTTCCAGCCAACGCCTCGTTGTCACTCAAACCCAAAGCGCGTTTTATTATAGAAACCACTATGTCAAATTTGTCACACGCTTCATCCTCAAAAACCGTGATCAAACGAACTCCCTTGTCCGCGCATTCTTTCATTTTGTCATAATGGTAAAATTTGTTTTTACCCGATGAAGCTTCCCCGTGCCAATACAAACCGCACACTTCCACCGCCACCTTTAAATCATGAAAATAAACGTCCAATTCTTTTGGAGCTATGATTGAACGATCGTTGTAAATCACGTTCACGTTTCGCAAGTCCCTTTCTATGAAATCTCGCATTTTTCGTTCGGGCCGCGAAACGAAATCGTTGCCAAGGAAACATCTCAAACACCTGTTTCCGTTGTCTTTGAACCCATGATAAGTGACACAGTACTCATGACCTTTTGGGCACTCCAAGAGAACGCGACCGTTGTGGCAATTTTTAAACTCCTTGGCGGAAAGCGTTTTGTAACCAAACCTTTCAACGTGCTTTTTCATTTCCTTTATTTTATTGGCCCTGTTAAAAATTCTTTTCCTAGCCCTGTCCTTTTTCCTCGTTAAAGATCTTTTTCTTTCTGCGTTCTCAGAATTCAGCTTTCTTCTCTCTTTTTCACATTCTTCAGATCCGCAATGCGTTTTGTTTTTGTAATAAGTGCTGAACTCTCTCCCGCAAACCAAACACTCTCTAACTCGTTTTCTAAAGTTGTTTCTTGCTCTGCTGCGATTCCTCTCACGTTCCTTTGCAAGCAAATCCCCACAGGTTGAGCAGCGTTTTTGATTTCCAGACGTGGGGATGAAAACCAAGTTGCACCTCTCACACCTTTTCTTTTTAAGCACGGTTGTCCTTTTTTAATATTCTGTGCCCATAACGCTTGCTAGGGCACAGAATATTATTGATTAAATTATAAGCTTCTATCAATAACGCCCATCCCGAGCATTCTTGAGTCAAGGCACGCAAATCCTATTTCTGCCCATCCAAAGAAGCCTTGTTTTTGTTGACGAAGCAATGCTGGATCATCAATAGCTTCATATTCTTTTCTGATGGGCATTACAAGAGAATCATTTACGCTCATGTCAAAACCAAGTATCTGAGTTTCCCCCAACGAACTGACTGTTCCGTCAGCGGACGTTACGTTAGGATTGTCAAGAGTGTAGTTGTTGTAAACTTCGCCTGCGTCGGCTATGAACTTGCCAAAAGCAGCGGTGCTGGCATTGATGTTGTACATGCCGGTTGCTCCCAAATGTTGCACCTCATGAAGCTGCACGTTCCAAATGGAACCCATTCCAGAAGCCTGAAAAATCTCTCTCCTGGTCACAGGATCAATGTCCGTGTCAGTCCACTCTCTAATGTCTGCAGCGTCTTCAGGAGCTATGTAAAGATCTGTCAAAGTCCTGCCAATTCTCTTGAAACCTACCAACATCTTATTTATAAGTTCCTTAGAAAGGTAACCAGCACCAGTTGACGCCGGATCAATCTCATAAATAGGAGCTGGACGTGAACCCAACAGTCCCTTTCCAGAAAAAGCAGACGTCGCGGCCGGCATGATGATCTTCCAACCGCATTCTTCCTCATAATTGGCAATGTCCTTTGCAACTCTAGCAGCAGCTCTTTGAGCAATGTCAATCCTCGAATCTCTAGCGTACGTCACTTTCCAATCTGCAGAAGCGTTAATAGCGAAGGTAGGAACATAGCATTCTGTTACTTGTAATGACCTCGGCTTTACCCGTTAGGCGGGGAAGCTCTTCGGCATTCCCTCTCACAGTTTCCTGTGAGTTCAGACTATATCATCATCCCAATGCAGGGAGTCTGGCGTATAGTCGTTGAGGAGTCTTAAAAAAGTTTCCTGCTGATTACCCAATCTTTGTTATTTTTACCATGTCAGTAAACAAAGCTCTAAGGGCTTTCCAGCATATAGCAAGATTAAGAGGCCTATTTATTTTAGCTAACCTCTTCTCCTATACCTTCGATAAAGTTCTGGGCCATATCATCCTGTTACTTGTAATGACCTCGGCTTTACCCGTTAGGCGGGGAAGCTCTTCGGCGTTCCCTCTCACTGTCTCCAGTGAGTTCAGACTATATCATCGCCTTATCGGCGTTTGACGTATAGTCGTTGGGGCTTACTTTATTTTAATCTCTTAGGAATATCCATAGTTATAACGTCTTTACTGCCATTCAAACTTCGTAAAGAAATTGCTATTTCAATGTCCCTATCGGTTACCGGAGTTCCTCTATTGACAGTCATTCTGTTATTGACATACTCTAACAATAGTTTAGCCTGCTTTTTCTTTGCAACCTCATTAGCCGCTAAAACAGGAAGTGCTTTATGAAGCCTCTTCATTCCCCCCAACGAAATTTTGTATTCAAGCTTTCCGTTTTTACGGGGTTTAGGACTTATATAAGCGCCTACTTTAAACCACTCTTTAATGACTCTATCGCAGTTTAATATAAATCCTTCACTGTCATTGGTTATTTCTATTGATGGAAAAAGATATAACGTCTTATTTTTATGATGATGTTGTTTAGACAACACATAACTTCCATCACTGTCAATGGCTCCGATCAACCATCCTAAGTCAAATAAAGTCTTGCCACCTGATTGTCCCATATTAGTCATATTTTCACCTTAGTAGTAATGACCACTTAGCGGGAGTTCCCAGCGTTATAGTCAAATTTTCAATACTACGTCTCTGTAGTATGGGCCATATGTTTATAGCCAAGCCCAGGTAGTACCCAAACTGGACAGTCTGTTACTTTTATGACCTAAAACGTCTTTTCTTTAGGCGGGTTGCTGCGAAGCAACCTCTGCACGTTTCCATGCAGCTCGGACTATATCTTCATTCAGTAAGAATGTTTGGCGTGTAGTCTCTGAGGAGTCTTAAAAGTAACAGACTGTCCAGTTTAGGTACTACCTGGGCTTGGCTATAAACATATGGCCCATACTAC